GCAAGCAAGATCCAGTTTATTTTGCAAAAAAATATATCAAGATTGTTTCTCTTGATGAGGGATTAACTCAGTTTCATCCTTATGATTTCCAAGAAACTTTAATAAGAAGATTTCACGAGAATCGTTTTAACATCTGTAAGATGCCTCGTCAGACTGGTAAATCTACTACATCTGTATCATATCTTTTACATTATGCTGTTTTCAACGATAGTACAAACATTGGTATTCTTGCAAACAAAGCAGCAACTGCTAGAGATTTATTAGGCAGATTACAGACTGCATATGAGAATTTACCTAAATGGATGCAACAAGGTATCATATCTTGGAATAAAGGTTCACTGGAGTTAGAAAATGGGTCTAAAATATTGGCGGCATCTACCTCTGCATCTGCAGTTAGAGGTATGTCTTTCAACATTCTTTTTCTGGACGAGTTTGCCTTTGTTCCTAACCATATTGCTGAGTCATTCTTTGCCTCAGTATATCCTACTATCACTTCTGGTAAAAACACCAAAGTCATAATGGTTTCTACCCCTCACGGGATGAACCATTTTTATAGATATTGGCATGATGCTGAAAGAGGAAAGAATGAATATGTGCCAACAGATGTTCACTGGTCTGAAGTTCCTGGTAGAGATGATGTATGGAAAGAGCAAACAATAGCAAACACATCAGAACAACAATTTAAAGTTGAATTTGAATGTGAATTCTTAGGATCAATTAATACTTTAATAGCACCTGCCATATTAAGAAATATGGTATATGATACACCAATAACTAAAAATGCTGGATTAGATATCTACGAAAAACCAGAAAAAGAACATAATTACATAATTACAGTTGACGTTGCAAGAGGACTTGGAAATGATTATTCTGCATTTATAGTTTTTGATGTAACACAATTTCCTTATAAGGTTGTAGCAAAATATCGGAATAATGAAGTAAAACCAATGTTGTTTCCAAATGTGATATTAGATGTTGCAAAAGGATATAATAATGCATACTTATTAGTCGAAGTAAATGATATTGGTGATCAGGTTGCAAGTATCCTTCAATATGATTTGGAATATGAAAACTTACTCATGGCATCTATGCGAGGAAGAGCAGGTCAAGTTGTGGGACAAGGATTTTCGGGAAAGAAAACTCAACTGGGTGTAAGAACTACTTCGGCAGTTAAAAAATTAGGTTGTAGTAATTTAAAAACTATGATCGAAGATAGTAAGTTATTAACTTGTGATTATGAAATAATATCTGAATTAACTACGTTTGCTCAAAAACACAATTCATTTGAAGCAGAAGAGGGGTGTAATGATGATTTAGCAATGTGTTTAGTATTATTTGCATGGTTGGTAGCTCAAGATTATTTTAAGGAGATGACTGATAATGATATAAGAAAAAGGATATATGAAGAACAAAGAAATCAAATTGAACAGGATATGGCACCATTTGGTTTTATTAATAATGGTTTAGATGATGAGAGTTTTGTTGACAAAGACGGAGATTTGTGGCATACTGATGAATATGGAGATCGTTCATACATGTGGGATTATGGGTAATGTCAAATCTGAAGAAAACATTAAATGTTTAAATAATTTGGATATAGAGTAGTTATAATATGAAAGTAATTTAAAAAGGAGGATTTATGAGTGGAGATGCAGGACTACATGACCAATCAGTTATTTTTTATAGTAAAAAAATGACTAAAACAAAAATAACACTTTTATCTCTTAAGGGGATAGAATTTGTTGATGAAGAAAAAAAGAATAAATGGAAGAAGAACTGACATTTAATGATCAGATAGAATTAGAACATTTATTATTCTCTGAAAGAAAATGTAGGGTTTGTGGTAAAGTTAAAAATTTGGTAGATGACTTTTATCTGACAAGAAAATATAAAGGAACATTGCCATCAGCATATTCTTATGAATGTAAGAATTGCACTGTTAAAAGAATTATAAAAAGAAGAAAAATTAAATCTATAATAGAAGATGTATATCCAGATTGGTAATGTTCACGCATTGTTTCCCCATCGTAAATACCCTTTTACATAAATATTTTTAGATAATTTTGGATTCGAGGAGTAAGGGATGGCCTTAAATTTAGCATCTCCAGGTATTCTCATAAGAGAAGTTGATCTGACGATTGGAAGAATCGACGGAACAACTGGTAAAGTTGGTGGAATAGTAGGTTCTTTTGAAAAAGGACCTGTCGGTGAACCAACAGTTATAACTGGAGAAAATGATTTATTTGACCTATTTGGTCAACCATATGATACAGATAAACAATACGAAACATGGATGGTTGCATCTTCATACTTAGCGTATGGGGGAACCTTAAGTGTAATTAGAGCAGACGATTACAATGCAACCACTGGAGTTGGATTGAAAAATGCTTTTGTAGGTTCTGGAATATCAAGTGTTAGACTTAAGAGTTCCGAACATTATCAAGAATTAGGATATCAAGAAAACACTCTTGATACTGTTACAGTGGCAGCAAGAAATCCAGGTTCATGGGCAAATGGTATTAGAATTGCTATTATAGATGGTAAAGCAGATCAAATACTAGGACTTAGCACAACTGGTGTTAATAATTTTACTGCTGCGGTTTCAAACAAAAGTGGAACATTAGTTGGTTCTGCATCCACAATACTTTTTGCAGGTAATACTACAGGTATTGCGATAGGTCAAGAAGTTCTTTGTGATGTTGCAGGCGTTGTTCCAGAAGGAACCACCGTAACTGCAGTTCCTGCAGGAGCAGCTGCTGGAATTGTCACTGTTTCAAAGGCATCCACATCAGCAACAGATTTAACAACAACATTTGATTTTGGAACAACAACTGTAGTTCAAAAAGGACTTGCAGTTGGATATGGTGTTACTCAACAAGTTCCTGCTAATACAGTTATATCTGGAGCAGGGGGAACAAGTTTACTAGACGGATTCTTCAAAGGTATAGTTACAGAGGTAGGAACAGGTGAAGCATCTGTTAAGTTTGTATCACACGTATCTGGTGTAGGAACAGAAACAGCACAAGACTTTAACAGTCTTTACAAATTCTCTGGATCAGGAACTGTTGCAATTCATACTAATGGAGTAGCAACTTCATATGGATCAACTGCTGTTACCTCTCAAAAAAATTGGTTCGATCAACAAACTTATGAAGTAACAACCAGTTCTGTGGGTGGAGATGATACAACTGTAACTGCTAAGTGGAATGCAATTGCAGATAAACCAGGCACATCAGAATATGCTTCGGCAAGAGGTGGTAGATTTGATGAGGTTCATGTTGTAGTCATTGACGCAAAAGGAACCATCTCAGGAAATGCAGGAACAGTATTAGAGAAACATCTTAACTTATCAAAAGCAAAAGATGCCGTGTTCTCTGTTGGTTCACCATCTTACTGGAGAAAATATCTTTATACTAACTCAGATAATATCTTTGGTTTATCTGGTGCAATTATCGGTGTTACATCAACTGGATTTGCTGCAAATAACTTTAATTTATTTGGTGACGGTTCATGGGATCAAAATGCTGAAGGAGTCATATTTAATAGTTCAGGTAAACAAAACCTCCAATTTGCAGGTGGCACAAACTATGGTGGCGTTGTCCCAATAACTGGTGATGGATCTACTGGAGCACTTAATTCAGGATTAGGTGATCTAATTGGTGGATATCAGATATTTGAGAATGATGGAGTTAACAATGTTGACTTCTTGCTCATGGGTGGTGGTCATCTAGGAAAAGATAGCACTAGACAGTTAGCAACAACAATGATTGGTGTTGCAGAGGAAAGAAAGGATGCAGTTGCATTCATTTCACCATCAAGAGATCAGATCTTATCAGATACTGAAGATGATGGTGCAGTAACAGTTTTCAGTGATCAAGACATCACTGATAATCTTGCGGACTTCTACGATCCAATTACATCAACAACATTTGGTGTATTTGACAGTGGATACAAATACATGTATGATAGGTTTAATGAAACTTTCCGTTATATTCCATTAAATGGTGATATCGCGGGATTATGTGCAAGGACTGACATTAACGATTTCCCTTGGTTCTCACCTGCTGGCACAGACAGAGGAGCAATCTTAAATGCAGTTAAACTTCCTTATAATCCAACCAGATTACAGAGAGACAAACTTTATTCTAACAGAATAAACCCAGTCATTAACTCACCTGGTGCTGGAATTATATTATTCGGTGATAAGACTGGTTTCGCAAAAGCATCTGCATTCGATAGAATCAATGTTCGTAGATTATTCATCTACCTTGAGCAAGGAATTGCAGCTGCTGCTAAAGATCAATTAT